ATAACAGATTCTGGGATTATTTTCCATGTTGTCCGTCTGTGCCATTTTTAGTTTTCTCCTCACAATTCATCACATTGGCATCTATACACTCTTCATTAATTAATTTGACACCTTCAGTTTCGCCATCGTAAAAAGCCTCATAACCCTTATGTATAGCACTGGTTTCATCATCAGCTTTAATTTCATATTCATAAACCCAGTCTCTGCTTATTTTCACTTTGAAGGTTTTTTGTTCTTTCTTAACCATTAGTTTTCTCCTCCAACCCCAAGCCCTTATAAATAATATCCATAGCTTGTGAGATATGCTCTATCTCCACCTCTCGTTCCTCGTCAGTCTCCCAGTCGTCAATCGACTCAGTATGACAATTAACTATCCTCCTAATTAAATTAATCGCTTCGCTCTCAGTCATTAGCTTTTTGAATAAATGCTATTTCCTCGTCTTTATCTTCACTGTCGTTGATGCAATTTTCACAATAATCATCAATTACTCGCCAAATAACATTCATCGCTTTCTTCTCTAGCTTATTCATTAGTCATCTCCTTTAATAATTGCTCTGCTTCAGCCTGACAATCCGCGCAGCTGTAGCCATCTCTATATTCTCCGTCGTGATAAATGACGTTGCCATCATTGTCTAATAACTCAAAATCCGCGTCTGCTGGAACGCGGTTCACGAATCGACCTGTACCTATCTGGCACTGACGACCGCAATGTACGCAAATATCTATAGTAGTCATGTTCTCTCCTTTGAACTATTTGTTGACATGGGGATATTAAAACATGGGATTAAATGATTGTCAAATCTTATTTGCACTATATATACCCCCGTTTTCACAAAACACTTTTTAAAATATTTTTTTTGGTGAAAAAAAGTGAGACATGTGGGACGATAAATAATTGTGTAAATAAATCAGATAGTTAGACCATGGATCCCGTCCCAATGCTCGTTCCACTTGTCCCAAAAAGAGTTGTTTTGTCCCATTTTGAAGTAACTTTTTGTCCGATGCAGCTTTTGAAAAATAAAAAATTTTTTATTAAAATAAATCTGGGGGTATATATAAGAGCAGAAGGAATACCGATGAAAAAGACTAAGGCCGATTATTTTAAAAAACGTGTTGATCGTATTGCGGATAAGGTTGAGCAGACGCACAATCGAAAGCTCACTAACCGTCAAAAGGAGTTTGCTAGGCACTATGTCGATGGAACACACAGCAATGCAGAATGCGCTAGATTGGCTGGTTACTCAGACACCAATGGTATAGCTAAAAACAAAGCCTATGCTTTACTGAATGGCGTTGAGTTTCCACATGTGCTTGAGTATATCGAAGAACTAAGAGAAGATCGCGAAAAGAAATATGGTGTAACTTTGATGGGTCAACTAAAAAGGTTTAGAGAACTATCTATCAAGGCCGAACAAGAGAATCAATTTTCAGCTGCTGTTAATGCGGAAAAAATTAGATCATCATTGGGCGGTCTAACCATAGACCGTAGAGAAACAAATCACTACCATGCGATTGAAAACATGTCGCGCGATGAAATAGAAAAAAGGCTGGGCGAACTTAGAAAAACACACCCGACAGCATTTGTAGAGGGGGAAATCATAGATGAGCCTACAGCCAGAAGCCCAGTTTTGGAACACTCTGAAGAAGAATCTGCCTAAAAATTGGTTTGTAAATCGCATTGAAAATCGTATTGGTGGGGGCGTTCCTGACGTATATATCTGTATTGATGGAAAATCATTGTGGTTAGAACTAAAAGTTACTAAAACACATAGAGTTTCGGTTTCTCCACATCAAATCGCTTGGCATTACAGTCTTTCTCAGTCAAAAGGCGAATCTTTCTTCTTGGTTAAGACCCTCCCGTCCTCCACCCTATATTTGTTTGACGGGGTTCATGGTCGGGGGTTAGCGGAGCATGGCCTTCGGGTCGGGGTTCGGGATTCGGGGTCGGGTTCGGGGTTAGTGGTTCCTTGCTCGTGGCATGGGGACAAGTATCAGGGGTTGATAGATTACTTGGCAGCACACCATAACCAAAAGTTATAAGCATATAACATAAAAGACTTGACTTATGATATCCCATGTACTAATATGTACTCACTGAAACGAAAAACGTAACAAAAAAAGTTATCCACAGATTTATCCACAGGTAGCTTTTAGAACAAAGGAGAAATAAAATGGACATGGCTAAAATGAAAATGGCTTTAGGATTGATTAAGAACGAACAGGACGATGCCAAATTTGGTTCCCATAGCTTGGCACCAAGCACAGGGGACAAGGCTGTAAGGGCTGCTAATCAAATTCACTCAGCGTGGTGCGATTGTGATTCAAGGGAGCAAAGAATATTCTTTGAAAAGTTTGGTCAGCTAACCATAATGGAGGTCGTGGAGATTTTCGGTGATAACGATGAGGTCAGCGCGAAACTTGACCCAGAATTCAGGCAAAAAGAGGAGGTATAAAATATTCGGGGGCTGCCCCTTCGGGGGCAGCGTTCGGGGTTCGGGATTTTCGGGTCGGGGTTCGGGGCCTATTATTCGGGGTTCGGGATTCGGGATTCGGGGTTAAAGTAAGCCCCGTACCTTTTGGGGAGAATAACGGGGCTTAACCAAAGGAGAGTTCTGAAAAAAGAACAGATTAATAATACCATAAGCCTGGGCGATAAAAAAGGGGGTCGCCCCCCTAATTTTTTGGAAAATAATCAGATGCTTTATGCACATCAAGAATTTCTATAACTTCATCGCCTGGAATATCCGCGTAGACATCGCCTTCATGAACACTGACATTTTCACCGATTAAATCTTCTGGTTTATTTAAACCATATTCGCCCCACTCAAATTGGGTATATATTTTTGTATCGATATAATAATAATAACTATCTGTATCTGGTAAGCCATCATCAAACCATTTCATAAAACCCTTGCCAAATTCATCATTACCTATTGCTATTATTAAATGTTCTCGATCATCTGCACATAAACATACTATGGCTAAACTATCTTTCATTCTTCTACCTCATCATCTACTGGGAAGTAAACCCGTATACCATTGTTATCATCACCCGCAATAAACCAATCTTGATTAGGGCAAGTTTTTAAAAAATCATAAAGTTCAATACGTGTCATGGTCCGATTACCCCCCGTATTTACAAGTTTAATCTTCCATTCAAACTCGGCATCTTCCTCTGTAAAAGTTTTATTTACTTTTAAATTATGAGGTTTTAAAAGATTGTTTACAGCATCAATCGCTTCCTCGAATCCATCGGATTCATGACTATCATTAAATTGTAATTTCACGTTTAACTCCTTTTTGTTTTATGTAATCTTAATTTATCAAAATTATAAAAAAGGGGGTTGCCCCCCTAATTTATTCTTCTACCCCCAAGATATATTTATCGGTTTCTTTTTGAACTAACTCTTTAAAATGTTTTCTTGCATATTCGAAAGTATGCCCGATATATTGATGATGGAATAAAATATTATCTTGTATCGTTGCAAACATTGTGAAAGATCCATCATGATTATTTTGAACCCCACCGTGTAATTCTGCATAAGATCCGTTTTTACCTATTATATCGCGTTTCATTTTTTAACTCCTTTTTGTTTCACGTGAAACTAATATAACATAATTATAAAGTATTGCAAATATTAAAAAGTTATAAGTATATAACTAAAACATCTTTACAAAGTAATTAAAATATGTTTTAATAGGTTCATGGTTTACAAAGGAGTAATAAACATGACCACTAATTTTAAGAACATAAAAGACCGACAAAGACAATGGAATGATCACGCTTTTAAGAATGCTTTATCGTCCATTAAAAATGATTATATGTTTATGGGTAGGGATAAAACAGGCGAATACGATTTATTTAAACATAATATTACTAGGGAATATATCAAGATCCCAAACGATAATTATTTTATTAACAACGCAAAAATTGTTTAACAAAGGAGAAAATAAAATGAAATCATATAACGGACATCGAAGTTGGAACGCTTGGAACGTGTGCCTATGGATATA